GAGCTGCTACCCGCAAGTTGGACTCCACCATGTCGCCGCCATAGTTGCGCTCGCCCAGCACCCGGTCAGCTTGGATGTCCTGGTAGAGCACCACAGCGCGCCTGCCCCACTCTTCTGGGCTCACCTTGGCGCTCACATCGGCCAGCACGTACCCATGGCCGTCTGCGCCCAGGGCGGCCCCTACAATGCCACACTCCGTGGCGCCACCCGGCGGGTCCACGCCAATCACCACCCGTGCGAGCTCTATTGGTTCCTGGTGTTCATTGCCCTCACTGTCTGTGGTTGTGGTAGTGGGCAGCTGGGTCACCCGGTTGCGTTCCAGCAGGGCGCGTGACCATAGTGCCCCCGGCACTTCATCCACGTCCTCGGCCTCAATCTCCTGTCGGTAGGACAGCGCGGTCATGTCTCGCGCCAGCTCCCGTATGGCCTCAGCCGACACGTGGGGGTTGTCCAGGCTGCGGAAGTGGAAGCACTCCCACCGGCCATCCGTGTCGTGCTCGTGCAGCTTGAACAGCTTGGACGCATGCTGGAGGTCGCGGGCCTTGGTGACAGAATGACTGCGCAAGCTGGGCGGCGTGTATACGAACACGGCATCGCCATTGTTGTCGATGAGCATGGGGGCGCCAACTACCTCCCACGCCTCCTCGTTCATCAGCTGCCACTCGTCCAGGATAAGCAGGTCCGCATAGTCCCCGCGCAGCGTGTCGGCGTTCCAGCAGGTCTTGGCCCGGATGCGTTGCTTGGTGAAGGCACGCTCAATGGTATGGCCAGCGTCCACACGGACCTGCAAGGCCAGTTTGACCTCCGCCCAGTAGGTAGACACCTGCTCGTCGGTCGGAGCCCCGTACAGCACCCGCCTACCCGCCAAGAACGCCTGAACAGACAGGATGGCCACCCCGGTAGTCTTGCCACCACGGCGACCGGCCTTTATCACCTTGCGCTTAGCTGGGGATTCAATGAATGCTTGCTGCTTGGCATGAGGAGTGCGCAGGGCCACTCGTGCAGGGTGGACCCCAAGGCGTTGGGAGGGCAGCACCAGCTTGCGGGGCATCACACCACCGCTTGGGCTTTGGCCCAGCGCATGGCACCTCGGAGAGTAGCCAGTGCCTTAGCCATGGTGCTCTTGGTGACACTGCCTGCATATCAGGGCCAGATTACTGGGATGGTCAATGGCCTTGCGCATGGCCCCATGTCTACCACCCATCCCCTTATGAACGATGTGGTGTATCTCGGTTCCAGGCCGCGAGCAGCCGGGCATCTCGCAGATGCCGTTGGCCCGGTCCCACACCATTAGGCGCGCGCGCTCGCTAAGAGCCACAGCAAGTTCCTTCGCTGGCAGCGGCTAGAAGCGCAGTTTGCCTGTGGTGGGTGGCTTGTTCGGCCGGGTAGGAATGCTGCCAATGAGCCGACCCATAGCCATGTCGGCTTCTACTCGCTGGCCTTGCAGATAATTGATTTGCTCGTCGCTGGGCAGCTCGGCTTCATTGCCAGACATCAGGGCTGCATGGGCTGCCAGGGCCACCGGTACCACCGCCCTGCCAACGTCCATGTATTCCTTGAGCGCCTGTTGGGCCTCGCCACCGAGCTCGGCCAGTTGCCCGACCTCTTGCGCCAGGTCCAGCACGTCAGTGGCCACTGCAGCCAGGGCTCCCACGTCACCCTCCGTGGCGGCCTTGGTGCCCCGCCGCACGATGCTCAACAGCCGCTTGAAAAACCGATTCATCACACCTCTCCTCGTTTGTGTATCACGCCATGCAGGGCACACGTTGCCCAGCCTGGACGAGCGCGGTTGGAACAGCCTGGTGTATTACATGTTGCCATGCTCATATTGCCATTCCATGGTGAGTCAATCGGGTGCCATCGCGTTTGGCCTCCTCGGCGGTGGCCAGGTGGGTGGGGCCTGCCCATCCACAATTGACGCACCGACTGAGATACACGCGGCCAACGAAGCCACCAGGCTCCTTGCTTGAGCACTTGGGACAGGCACCCCTTAGCTCTTCGTGAACAGGCCATTCTACTGGGACGTGTGCCGTTGGTGGCACCTTCATTGGTTTGTCCCGGCTCTGGTTCCGTGAACCAAGGTATCCAGGGTGGAAGCCTCCAACTGGGGCTGGTATTTCCCACCACTCCTCCGACCTCGCACAACAGGTCAACGGCGTGGCCTCCCACTACGCTGCTCGGTTAGGGCCAGCGCGCTCTTGGTGATGTAGATGCCCACCAGAGCCACCAGCAGCAGCGGCCACAGGAACGCGCTGGCCCAGAGTATACGCACGAAGGCAGCACGTGTAAACCGGGTTGACGGATACCGCATCTCCCCAACCACCACCAGGCCGAGCCCGATAGCCATGTACACCGGCACCCACAGCAGTAACCACCAGCTCATGGCAGCGACTCGGCCTCACCCGTCTCTGTTGGCGCCGGTGGGTCATCCGCATCTAGCAGGGTTTGGAAGTAGCCAGCGGCAGCCGTGAGGGGTGACCCGCCATACCGGCTGGCACCGCCCACCGCCCGCGCAAGGTCCGTGCCCTGGTGCTCCTTGAGTACCGCCACAACGTCTTCCAGCGTGTGGCGCCGCTGCTGCTCCG